CCGTGCGGCTGTTCCGCATGCAGATCGACGATGCCGCGGTGCATGCCGCCCGGCAGCAGGCCATCATCGACGAGCTGACCGCCGAAGTGGGGCAGCTCTACCAGAAACTCGACCGCATGGCGCGGCGGTTTGCTGAGGTCAGCGCGGAGACGGCTGCGAACCTGTACGGGCGGGTGGTATGAGCTATACCGACTTTCTCGCCAGCCGCACACAACTCCGCAACGAGCACGGGTTTAAGCCGTTGTGGATGCCTGACTTCCTGTTTGACTTTCAGCGGGCGCTCGTGGAGTGGTCCGTCCTGAAGGGCCGCGCGGCGCTCTTTGCGGACTGCGGGCTCGGCAAGACACCGATGCAACTGGTGTGGGCTGAGAACGTCGTGCGCCACACCAACCGGCCCGTCCTCATCGTGACCCCGCTGGCCGTGAGCTATCAGGTGTTGCGGGAAGCGGAGAAGTTTGGCATCGACTGTGCGCGGGTGTCAGACGGGCATATCCCATCGACGGCGCGGGTTGTGGTGACGAACTACGAACGGTTGCACCTGTTCAACGCGGCCGACGTGTCCGGGGTGGTCTGCGACGAATCCAGCATCCTGAAGAACTTCGACGGCACGCGGCGCGCCACGGTGACGGAGTTCCTGCGGACCCTGCAATATCGGTTGCTCTGCACGGCCACGGCCGCGCCAAACGACTACATTGAACTGGGCACCAGCAGTGAAGCGCTCGGGGTGCTCGGGCACATGGACATGCTGACCATGTTCTTCAAGCGTATAGGAGACACGCTCGTCGGGGGGCTCAACAGACGACAACAGGCCGCTCAGGGAGAACAGAAGGAATGGCGCTTCAAGCGGCACGCGGAGCAACCGTTCTGGAAATGGGTGTGTTCGTGGGCGCGGGCTGTGCGGCGCCCGTCTGACCTCGGATTTGACGATGGTCAATTCGTGCTTCCGCCGTTGCATGAAGTGGAACACGAAGTGAGCGCGGCTGCCCTACGCGACGGGTGGTTGTTCGAGATGCCGGCCATTGGCTTCCGCGAAGAACGCGCCGAACGCCGACGCACCATCACCGAACGTTGCGAGAAGGTCGCCTCGCTGGTGCAGCACGAGGGGCAGGCGTTGGTGTGGTGTCACCTGAACGACGAAGGCGACCGGCTGACAGAGATGATACCTGGGGCACTCCAGGTCTCCGGGTCTGACAGCGACGACGTGAAGGAAGAACGACTGGTCGCGTTTGCGAAAGGCGACCTCCGCGTGCTGGTCACGAAGCCAAAGATCGGCGCGTGGGGGCTGAACCTCCAACGGTGCGCACACGTCACGTTCTTTCCGACCCACAGTTATGAACAGTATTACCAAGGCGTGCGGCGCTGTTGGCGGTTTGGGCAGACCCGGCCTGTCACGGTGGACATCGTATCCTCTGAGGGCGAATCGCACGTCATGACCAATTTGCAGCGCAAGGCGCGCGCGGCCGACCGGATGTTTACCGCGTTGGTCGAGCACATGAACGACGCACTGACGTTGCCCACAAGCCATTCTGCTATTCCTGAACAGGTGCCATCATGGCTGTTGCCGACCAGTTACTGACCGACCGTTATGCGCTCTACCTGGGTGATTCCTGCGAGGTGTTGCCGACGCTCCCGGCCGGGTCGGTGCATCTGTCGGTCTACTCCCCGCCGTTTGGCGGGCTCTACCATTACTCGTCCTCCGAGCATGACTTGTCGAACAGCCGGGACTATAACGAGTTCTTTGAGCACTACGAATACATCGTGCGGGAACTCGCGCGCGTGACCATGCCGGGGCGCATGACCGGCGTGCATTGCATGGACGTGCCGAGCGGGAACAGTGGCCGGGACCATCTACGCGATTTTCCCGGAGACATCATCCGACTGCACGAAAAGGTCGGCTTTCACTACGTGGCCCGCTACTGCGTCTGGAAAGAACCGCTCGGCGTGCGCAATCGCACGATGGTCAAGTCGCTGGCACACAAGATGATTGTCGATGACTCCAGCCGGTGCTCGGTGGCATCGGCCGACTACCTCTTGATGTTCCGGCGACACGGGGAGAACCCGGTGCCGATCCAGCATCCGACTGGGCTCATGAATTATGCCGGCGAGCGGAAGATCCCGACCGACGTGTTGCATTTTAGAGGACACACCGGAGACCAAATCGAGAACCGCTACTCGCATTGGATTTGGCGCCAGTATGCGTCGGCCTTCTGGGATGACGTGCGGATTGACCGCGTGTTGCCCTACAAGGCCGCGAAAGACGTGGAAGACGAGAAGCATATTCACCCGTTGCAGTTGGACGTCATCGACCGCTGCGTGGTGCTCTGGTCGAATCCTGACGAGACGGTGCTGACCCCGTTCATGGGCGTGGGGTCTGAGGTCTACGGCGCAGTCGTGGCGGGCCGGCGCGGGGTGGGGATTGAGCTGAAACCGACCTACTACCGTCAGGCCGTGAAGAACATCGAAGCGGCTGAGACGGAATGGCATCATCACTCCGGTCAAGAAGGGCTCGCGTTCGGCCCGGTCGAGACGAGGGCCACCCCATGACCCAGCTCTCCCTCCTGGACGCGCCCGTCACCGTCTACGCCGCGCATCGCGCCGAGGCCGAGGCGGATCGATCGGGAAGGGTGGCGTAGATGCGCGACGCGTTGGTCAAGCACCTTCCGCGCGCTGAACAGTGGGCCGGGCAGATTTGCGCGCAGTTGAGTAAGTCGGCCGAAGCGATCATCGATACGGGGCGGTTGCTCGTAAAGGCGAAAGTCGATCTTCCGCACGGTGAGTGGGGGCGGATGTTCAACGATGGGCTGGTGCCATTCAGTATCAGAAGCGCGCAGATGCTAATGGCGATTGCTGAGCATCCTGCGATCTCGAATACGAACCACGGTTCGTATTTGCCACCCTCGTGGCGCACCCTCTATGAACTCACGAAGGTGCCCGATAGGGCGCTCGCTAACGCCTTCCGCGACGGCCTGATTACGCCGGGCATGGCACGTCGAGAAGTAAAGGCGCTCCTACCCGCGCACGCCGGACCTTCGCCCGCAAAACCTCGGCGGCCGGTGCGGGATACCCAGTTTGAACAGGCCCTCGACGACGCGCGGGCGTGGGTCGTCAAGTGGGGCCACATCTCAGCGCTTGCGCTCATCAGCGACGCGATCACTGCGGCACTCGAATCATTTCAACGAAAGGACAGTGACTCATGATCCCACCCTTGGAGGAAAGCCGGAAGCACGACCCTCGTGACGGCTGGAAGATCATCTCTCCAGCCCAGGCTGCCAGTCTCTTCGAGCAGCGGGCGAAGAACCGGCCGCTGAAAGAGCACCGCGCGCAGGTGATTGCGAACGAAATCCTCGCGGGCGCCTGGAGACCGAACGGCGAAACAATCGTCTTCGATGACAAGGGCCGCCCGATCGATTGCCAGCACCGTCTGCGTGCGTGTGTGCTGGCGAACAAGCCGATCGAGGCGTACTGTGTCTTCGGCATTCCGGCGAAGTTCTTTGCCAGCTTCGATCAAGGGTCCGCCCGCGCGGGTTGCGACATCGCGGCGCTCATGGACTTTTCAAACGCCACCACAATCGCGGCGGTCGCTCGGCTGGCGATTGAGTACACGGACGGAACGATCACAAAGACCGGGCAGGGCAAGTTGTCCACCGAACGCCTGCGGGTCTACATGGACCGGAACCGAGACCGGTTGACGAACGCGGTTAGTGCCGCCATGAAGCACCGCAATGGCATCGTGAAACTCATCCCGATTTCACACGCTGCCTTCGCGTACTACATGAACGCCGAAGCCCACGCGCCGCAGGCAGAAACGTTCCTCGAAAGGCTATCGACGGGAGCGGGTTTGAAGAAGGGTGATTCCCTACTGCTGTTTCGCCAGAGGATGACCGACATCATCGGCGAGAAGCACACGCTCCGTCAAACCGACAAGCTGGCGTTGATCATCAAGACCTGGAACGCCTTCCTGGCCGACAAGACGATCGCGGTCTTGCGCTGGAAGAGTGACGTTGAAGCGTTTCCGCGGTTCAGCTAGGCCATGACCCAGCTCTCCCTTCTGGACGCCCCCCACACCGTCTACGCGGCGCATGCGGCCGACGTGGCGCAGGAACGGGCGCGGACGGATGCCCTCATGTGGAAGGTGCTGGCCGCGCTTGAGCAGGCGGGCCCGGCCGGTGTGACCAATGTCGAACTGGTCCGCATCGGCGGCATGAACGCGGCGGGCCGGGTGAGTGACCTGCGGTGCAAGCACGGCAAGGACATCCTGGCTGAGCGCATCTCGGGCGGGCTGTGGCGGTACACCTACATTGGAGGCCCCGATGCCTGAGACGTGCCACTGGACGCAAGACGCCGACCCCGACTTCGCCGTGTGGCAGACCGACTGTGGCGAGGCGTTCACGCTAATGGAGGGC